CTAGCGGGGAGTCGTCGTTTTTTTAATTTTTCCATTCCCAATCGCCAACTGATAGGTCACCACCTCTTTCTCTGTCTGAAATTGAATCTTTGTCAGGCTTGAATTGCCTCCTGCTGGATCAAAGGTCAGTTGCTTCTCTCTGACCACTTCCACCCCTTTTGGAAGCGGTAATCCTTGATAGGGACTATGAACCCCACCGTGGTCGATGGAAAGGAGAGCTCTCTCCTCTTTTGCAATACTCATCTTTTGCGTCTCCTGATAGACCCGTTCAAATTCCGAGAAAAACAATGTTTCTTCCACCTGCCCAAAGGCTTGATGGACTGACCCAGCTAGCAGCCAACATAGAAGACTGACGATACCTAGAGTTAGTAAGCTCTCTAGAAGGGTGAAAGCTTTAATCTGCAACCGCACGGTGATCACCTGCATTCTTCACATAGTGAGCACGGTAAGCTTCTGCTTGTTTTTGAGTGATTTGTCCTTCTGCGACAAGCTTAGAAAGACTAGCTTTTTCATTCTGATGATTGAGTTCATAGAGCTCAGCCTGGCTCTCCACGACTTTGACGACTGCTCGATTTCCTGTATCTGTTACCGAATCTTTCTGCTTGGTCAAGTTCGGAACAAAGAGCAAGAGAAGAACGCTGATAATGAGCAAAACAACTAACATTTCAATGAACGTCACTAAAATTCTTTTTTCCGTTGTAATAGACAATAGCAAAAATGTCTGTTTTAACGGCAATAAAAAAAGCCCCTCCAAAGACGGAGGGGTTGATTTATGAATTTAGAAAGTATTCCCTTTCTTTAATGTTAAGCAAATGATCCAAAATCTGTAACACGTTGGCCGTTTTCGGATTGTCCTACAGCCACGTAACGACGATTTCCAGAGCCAGCGATGTATGTGATCCAGATATAGCCGTCCTTGTCACAGTAGCCATCATAGTTGATAGTCTCACCTGCTCCATATACAGCGACGATAGCGCCGTCTAGGCCAGCCTTATCACGGACGTTGAGGGCTGAGATTTCAACCGTAAATGTTCCGTTTTCTTCCGTGATCGTGCCATCTCCTGTAGTTGTAGCTTGTACAGGTTGATAATCTGCATTGTCAAGCGGGAAGTAGAACCAGCCTACGATACCATCAAAATTGCGAGTGTTGTAGCGTGCTGGGCCACCGACATATAAGCTATCAGCGTTACCGTCAATATTCTGCTCAATCGTCTTGATTGTGTAGCCGTCTGAGTCTTCGATGACTAGACCTGTGTGACCGTAAGGATGACCTGCGATGTAGGTAGTTTCTTGCGCAAATACAGCTCCAGCCCGTGGTTTGCTATTTACGTTTCCGTCCTCGTTGTATTCGACCTCGTAACCTAAATCACGGGCCGAATTGAGCAAGTCGATAGCATTGCCCCAAAGGGCACGACCAAAGAAATTGATTGAGATTGAGTTGGGTAGGTCCACGCATTGCGTTCCCCAAGAATTATCCGCATCAACTCCTACACCTTGGTCAGCAAGGTTTTTAGCATATCCAATAACATCTTGTAATGTTGTCATTTTATTACTCCTTAAAATCAAAAGCCGTCACCCAAAATGAGATGACGGCTAACAAAAAAAGCGCTATTTTAACAAATAGCCTCTTAGTCATTGTGTGGCTCATAATAGTTAAGCGCACGCTTGCTATCTCCAAAACCTGCTGTGGTAGGGTCTGGAACGATGTTTAGGACGTTTGCGATTGTCAACCCGATAAGATACGGGTTAGATGCAAACTTGCCAAGTAAGCTGAATACAGCACCCCAGCTTGTCAGATCCTGGAAGTTAAGGCCGAAGTAAGTCAAAATCGGCAAAGCGATGGCAAGAGCCAAACGGGTCATAAATGCTTTATTTTTAAGCGTAAAACGTACAGACCAGTTGATTTTATTCATATTTTAGTTCCTCACTTCTAAATAATTGTACTTTGCGAAAAGGCTATCTATGCGCCCGTTACCGCCAAGTTTCTTGTAGTTCTCATGCATTCTATGCACGATATCAGACTCATGTACAGTAGTGTACCCTCGGTTGATTGCAACGGTCATATCACGCTCCAACCGTAGATACATTGTGACCAAATGAGCCTCATCATGGACGATTAGCTTGTCATTAACCTCGCTAATCTTTTTGTTATTGTCTTCTCCTACCTCTCGGATATCATTGACTGAGTGCTGGATTGCTCCAAGTTCATCCTTGAGCTCATTAAACTGTTGTTTATTGAGATTGCCAGACCTACCAGCAAGCAATCCAAACCAGCTGGAAACAATGAGTCCGATTGTAGGGCCTAATTGAGATATTTCGTGTATGATCCTCTCAAATACATCAAGCCATGTCATAGTCCCTCCTTTCAGTCAATCCGTGGCATTACTACAGTAAGTACACCTTGTTGAAGCATATCAGACAGTGATTGCTCCTTATAGGTATAACCCTCAGTAGCCTGCATCTGGAATTTGAAGATGGTCGCTGTCCCCCTCGGCCATTTACTGTTATTATCGTGCGGATAAGGCATAGACACGATATCCCCGTTTCCATATCGTGTACTTTTGACTAGTGGCTTAATAAATTGAGCTACTTTGTTGTATGTCGGAGTTGGCATGCCCCCATTTTGAGAGATAGCAAGAGCAATCAATACCTCAGTGATCGCTGAAACAGTATTAAGGTACTCCTTATTTTCTGTTGAGGCTTGTTCAGCCTTGTCAGCAATCTCTTTATTTTTTTGGAGTTGCTCTTCTACCTGGTTAAACTTCTCTTTTTCTGCTCGATTAGGAAAATTCTCTTGATAGAGGACCTCTAGCGCTAGTTCAAAGAGCTCAGTATTGGATAAGCTAATCTTATCTGCTGGCAGTAAAATGGGCACATTAGCACCATCAGAGTTAACTAACATGACTTTGGTGGCGGACGCTGTGCCACTAGCGTCATACTCTTGCGACTTAGAACCATATTCTAATTTCATATATTGGTTACCTTTCTTTAAATCATAATTGTGAGTTGGCCTCTGTATATAATGTCCTTATGAGTTGCAAGTGCTATAAAACTACCTGAGCCTTTATTAACCTGTACATGGACATTTCCATCGTTGCCAGGAATTAACCATCCAGCTATAACAAACATATAGGATTGCGGAGCTATAAACACACTGGATGATAGATTTGCGACAGGCATGTTGGAACCATTTCCAGTAAACTCATACTTGATTGTCAGCACATCCCCAACACGCTTATAGTATGATCCAGCAAATCCAGCAGGTTGCCAGCCAGTGTTGATGAGGTTCGGGTGGTCTGTAAATGCGAATTCTTTCCATTCAGACGGCTTCCACTCACGAGCATTATTGTAATATCGTATAAAATGCCGACCTTGACCAAATTCAGTAAAGAACTGTGTACCTTTCCAAGTATCGAGCCAGTAATTTTGAAATAGTCCCCATTGACCATTCTTACCTATTGGGTGATCTGCATGACGATTATCACGCCAATCTATAGTAGTAGCTTGAACATTCCATGGTTGGTTCCAACCTCCTCTATTCAACATACCATTATTTTGAGTAAGTTGATATTGTTGTATAGGTTTACCATTGGTATAAATATCTCCAGCAACATCTAATGCTCCACGCTCACGGATTTTGTTAATCCCAACGCCAGAACGGTCATAAGAGAAGACTACGCTCTCTGTAGCTACGTTTGTGGCGAACTCAGTGCGTGTAAACCTGTCTTCTAGCACACCAACAACTACCCATGACTGATTAGCTAGATAATTACCAGCAAGATTGGCTTGAGAGTTGACTAGCGTGCTTATACTTGACCATGTACCACTAGCTGGCCCATTATCTGGAGTGTATGACTCAGTACCAAGTCTGGCGACCTTAAACGTGAGCGTCATGGTATTCTTTTGTACGCCATTTACTGACAGAGGTGCTACCTTAGCATTCCTAGTCACAGTTAATGTGCTAGATGTTGAGCCTGTTCGTGCGATACTAAAACTCAAAGCAGGGGCAAAGTATTCAAGTACTTTTACCTGAATATCTTTCGCCTCTGACCAACGGCCACGGCTATCGACTACGCTAGCTCTTACAGTGATAGTCCCGCTGTAATTCATGATGCCCAGTGTTCCGCCATTTACGTTGGTAGCCTGGCTTTTCCCCACAATTTCAGCACGGTAACCAGTGATGGTTGATCCGTATGATCCACTTGCTCCATTAAATGCTACCTTGATGTTTGATATTACTTGGATGAATGCGTCAGGGTTAGGAATTAGATTTTGAGCAATCGTGCTAGCGTCTGATAAAGTAACCCTAGACAGTGTAGGTTTCATTGTATCTGGTACCGTTGCAGTAAAAGTCACAGACTGTGTTCCTGTCATTCTGCCGTTGGAGTAAGTATCTACGTAGATTGTACCTGTACCTGATGCAGAATTGGTGATGTCATTGGCAAAATCAAGAGGAATAGTCCATGTGGCACTTGTATCCACGTTACTAGCGATAGTGCCCGACTTGTTAGCCCACGCATAGCGGATTGTGTGCTTAAAGCTAGGATTTTGACGGTTGACATTGATGGTAAGCGTGTTACCAATGGTACCAGCACTTACACTAGCAGAGCTAGAGCGTGGTATTGTTGTCAAGGTGAATGAGTTGCCTCTGATGTTTAGAGATCCTGGAGACCATCCACCGCTACCGCTAAATGATGCAGATAACCCAAACGATTTGGACCCGTCCGCATTGTGTCCTATTGTGATAGTCTGATCTATCAGCCAGATAGTTGAGTTGTAACTAGTCATGTTAGGGCTGCCCGTCCAATTCAAGCGTCGTCCGTCCAAGTCTACCCATGAAGAGCAACTGTATTGAGCGAAGGTTGTAGTAGTATTTAACAAAGCCAATCTGACCCTAACCTGACTGCTGTTGTTCTGTGTATTTTGAGATACTTGGTCAACCCATAAACGGATACGGTATCCTCTATCATCATTAGACCAAAATTCTGCCATTAGTTGCCTCCTACGTATCTAATTACATTCATATCTGGATTGATGTGGTATTGCTCCTCTCTGAACCGTCCGATTTGTACAGTTTTTGAGAAAATACCATTTTCAATGTGAATGACCCCTTGAGAAATATACATGACCTCAACACCAGCCGAAAACATTGAGATGCGCCCATTTGGATTAAACATCAAGCTAGAACTTCCGTCATTCTTACCAATAACAAGACCCTCGTTTGATGAGCTCATGTAGGTATCAATAAAGTTCCAGCGGTCAGAGAGCTCTCCAAGGTCTTTGGCAATCGTAGAGACACGCTGACTAGCTGAAATAAGGTCTTTCTCTGCTTGAGCCCGTGCTGTCTCATTTGATTTGACAAAGTCCTGATAGGCTTTAACCCAGTTATCAAGAGTATCAGCGCTTGCCTTGGCCTCTAGTTCAGCTTGAATGATCCCAGCTTTCTCACTCAGAGCATTAAGCTGATCCTGAGTCAATGCATGGTCTGCTTTTGAGTCAATACGTGTCTTGATTTCTTGTAGCTGAGTTTCATCAATAGCGCCTTTGTCCCCTTTATCCCCTTTGGGTCCAGGGTCCCCTTTAGGCCCTGGTGCACCTATTGAGCCGTCAAGTGCATTGATGAGCGTTAACTGGTCAGATGCTACCTCTTTGTTGTCAATCCAAGCTGCTACATTCAGGACAATCTTTTGATTGATTTCAGAGGCTTTGACAGTGTATCTAGCACTAGTAGATTTGATTTCACTCCCCACAGTCCATCTCCAGCCACAATCTACAACTTTGTTGCCTTTTAACAAGGTAGGGGTCACAATAGACTGGCCTTGCCCATTCTTAAAGACTGTACCGTTGTCTGTGGCGAATTTGATGGTATACGGCCGAGCTTCCTCAATAAGTCTATCTAGCTGTTTCTGGATGCCTTGAGATAGCCGATTTTCAAGAGCTTTAGCATTTGAGAAAGTAGTCTTGTTATTTTGTGGGTTAGTAAAGCTGATAGTCTGCTCTGACACTCGCATTTTAAGCAACAGAGTAGGGCTGAACCCATCATCATATACGTGTACTGTATCGCCTATATCTAGATCCGCAAAACCCTCAGCTTCATAAGTAACAGCTGGGTAGCAGTTCTTTTTCAGTTCTCGATAGGCAGCAGAGCGAATAACCTCAGGATTTGAGCTCTCTACAGTCATATCCTTTCTGATCCACTGGTCAAGTCCACCTGTTGAGTGGGTGAACGTTGACGGGAACATCTGCATAGACAGAGGAGCGTATAGCTGTTCTCCCGCTTGGTAAAATTCTCGTTCACCTTTTGAGTTATTAACAGACCACGAGCCAAGACTTGCGATTGTGACCGTGTTTCCTTGATCATCACGTCCAGTAGGTCTTACCGTATTGTAGATATTGGTTTTATCCACAGTCCGAGTGATCGTCTTGAGGTTCTTCCCATAACTCAAGATAGTAGGGCTAACTCGTCCTACCCCTTGATGTGTATCGTCGTTTTCATGATAAACGTTGATGATAAACGACTTAATAGAGCTATCTGCATTGAGTTTGGTATCAAATTCAATCTCCGCCCCGAACTTATTAGCCAGGCTAAGTAGTCGGTTGAGTTTTGTATCTGTGCCCTCCCACTCTGCAGATATCTTGTTAGTTGATACCTCGTTAATTCCAATTTTAAGGAAAGAGAAGTTAAGCAAGCCCATAGCGTTGCAGAACTCTTCGAAAGTCATAGATTTAGGAGACTTATAAGGGTTTGCATACTCATTGATAAGCTCAAGGTTTAGGTTGATACCGTAGCACTTGATAACTTGCTCATTCTCTTCAACCTTGCGGATTGTGTGCAAGTAATCCTTACCCTTGTATCTGAATGATACAAAGGCTTTCTCATTTAGGTAGTTATAGGCCTTTTTTTGACCTATGTCCGAAGTGATAGCCTTTTTAAAGACGGTAAAATCAAAAGTACTAGAACCTGTATCTAAATATCTCGTCCAGGTATCATTGAAAAAGTTCAGAGTGCCTTGTTTTGAGTTGTCAATAAAGGCTACTTTCCTCAATCCTGAGTCATGTATTGTTAATAACATAGCTATAGATACCTTTCTCTAAATTCTACTTTCACCGTCGGCTTGACCTTGGCCCAACTCGAACAATAAACCTCCAGTTTACTGTTTCCAGGAGGAATAGTGATGAAATTTGAACCGTGGACAATGTCCATCACTCGCTCAATTCCATCAACAATAACCGTGTCATTCTCACAATCTAAAATCACATTTGAACCCATTGGGTAGCGATTTGGAACATCTCTGGTTGCACTAACAAAATCCTTTTGATAGTAAATGCTATCAAGGTACATGTGAGTTACTAGAGGTTTATTTCCAAGTGCTCCAAAAGCTACATGGATCTTAGCTGACTTTCTGCCTTTAATTTCGGGGATCGTAAACGTGTTATATCCACCCCACCAAAAGACAGTGACCTGGTCATCATTGCGCTTGATATCAGACCACCCCCTTGGCTCATTGAATGGGTTGTGATAATCCCAATGCGTCCCTGTAAAACTCCACTGCTTAACCATACTGTAGCCACCTCTACCGTTGCTAGCCATGAAGTTATACTCACAACCTAAGCCGTTATACCGTTTGAATGTCTCAACTCCATACAAAAACTGTCCCTGGTCATCAGAGACAGTCAATTTGATAAAGCCGAACTCGTTGGCAGCGCCAAGCCAAAAAACCTGTCTCCACCAGATATAATCATTAAGAGAGCCAGTAGCTCCTGAGCTATCTGCTGGGATTGTCCAGCTCAAAGACCCTGCATTGTTTGGTTGAGGTCCACTACCTCGACTAGTCAAGGCTAAATGTGGACGTCCCCAAGCGTTATCAATCCCGACGGTACCTTTTAGATTTTGAGTTGTGTCATTCAAAATAGCTACATTCTTTTGAGCTTGCGATAGACCTGTTGTGATTTTGCTATCTCGATAGTCAAATAGCACCTCAGAACGTCTGTACTGCTCTGTATCAGCTTCCTCACGGTCTCCGACCTCTAAGGCCCCGTTTACATTAACAAGGCCGATATAGCCGTTTTCTGAGTTGTTTTTAACAGTGATTACAGGAACTGCATCATCATTGCCATTGTTGATAAGGTCGAATGTGATCTTGTCACCTGATGCCGTCCCATTTTCAAATCGTCGATAGGTTGAGCTGTGAGCTACACCATCAGGGATAAGGATTTCAAACTCCCCTTTTTGGAACCAACGAGTTACGTTGTCCATATTGACAGAGCCAGAGATCAAGCCCATATAGTACTTGTCTGGCTCGTCACTGATGGTTATTTTAACTGCCTCATTGGTCTTGAAGACACCAGCCAGCGTGTGCTTGGCTTGCTCAAGGCTCGCACCATCAGAAAACTGCATGGCAAACTTAACCTTGATGATTTTGGGTCCAGTTCTCACTTCTTGCAGATTAACTCCCAACCGTGGGGCATTATTGGTAGTGATTGACCTTTCATTCCCCACAGGTCGGATGATTTCAATTATGCGGATGACCTTTGAGAGGTCAAATCCATTGAAAATTATAGTGTCATTGTTCATCGAATTATCCCTCTCATCATGTTATCCAGCATTAACTTGTCATTTTGGAAGTTAGTCATAGGAGCCCCGATTTTAGCAACCAGAGTACCATCATCAAGCATCAAGTTGACTGGACGCTTAACAGCCTCCTCAGCCACTTCTAGCGCTCTAGTGAGAGCTTTGTCCGATTGCTCTCTAATCACTTCAATCTGGCTTGTCTCAGCACGTTCTGTGCGTGATTTAAGCTTGAATTGGCTTGATAGGGTACTATTGCCAAGACCTAAGAGATCCTCAACGCCAAATTTAAACGCTGACATCTCTCTTTGCACGTAAGCTAGGCTATCGGTCACATCAGACGTGTTTTGCTCGATACCTACAGCGATACCTTGAGCGATATAGCGCCCGACATTGTCCCTGAATAGCCGTGATGGACTGTGGATTTTGGCTTTAGCTTGGGCTGCACGCTCAGCCTGTGCTACAAGAGCGTTGGCTGCCGCAGTAACAGCTCCGAGAGCTGAATACATACCCTGAGCCAAGCCTTGGCCAATCATGGCACCAATTCCTACCATCATGCCAGCGCCCGCTGCCGCTGTAGAACGGATTGCGTTGACCATTGCTGACATTGCAGCTGTTGCAGAACCGATACCAGCACGGATACCATTGGTAATACCGTTAGTAACTCCACGCCCTGCTTGTTGGCCTGCTTGAGTCATTTGGACCGCTGACATTCTTATAACCATAACAATCTGCATCATGCTACTAGTAACCGATGCTACTGCTTGCATCATGCTAGAACGGATTACAGACTGTACTCTTGACATGCCTGACGTAGCAGCAGATGCCACTTGAGCCATTGCTGTCGTCATCACTGCCCCTAGTTGTCCAAACATAGCGCCAGAAGTCATCAACGATGAACCAAGGCTCATAAAGGATGCTTGCATAGACTGCACAGATGCATTAACAGCCGTACTAGTAGATAAGAACGACGTTAGAGATGATACAACCGAACTTAGCACGCCCTGGATACTAGCTAACACTGATCCGAACATAGTCATGGCTGATGTTGCTGTTGTCATACCAGCATTAAATCGTGTAAAACTGCTTGTCATCTGTGTGAACATCGGCACAGCACCAGAAAGCGATGAGCCAAGAGATGAGAAGCCTTGAGCAAATGAACGGATCCCACTAGCTGATGCAGTAGAGGCAGGCCCTAGCTGTTGCATAGCTGTTGCTACTAATGGCAGACCAGCTGTTAATCTGGTTACCATGCTTGCAGCCGTCTGCATACCACTTCCCATTTGTGTGAAGATCGAACCGACATTTCTGCCACTGATTTTGTACATTACAGTGTCCAGCTTGTCTAAATCCTCACGGAAGCCGTTAAGATTCCCACCAGCAGAAGCAGCACCGAGTCCAAGGACAGCAGTAGCAACCGCACCAATACCTCCAGCTGCTGCAAGACCGTGATCTCCAGCAAGTTTGATACCCTCACCAAAGAGTTTAAATCCTTGACCAGCGTCCTTAATAGCCCCACCGATAGACTTGATGACACCAGATACACCGTCTAAGATACTCTTGACTGCATCACCAAAAGCACGGATGACATCTGCTGCCCCCTCAAATACAGATTTGACAGAGTTACCAAATGCCTCAATGATTGGAGCTACAGGAGTGAGAGCGCTCTGGATAGCAGAACCAACACTAGTGAATAGATTTGATAAGCTATCAATGATTGGAGCAATCTGACCAACCACACTAGCGAATGCCTCAGCAATAGATGATACCGCTGAGCCAATAGCCGATGCCACCTGTGCCACTGCTGGCATTACTGGGACTAAAGCCTGTACAATCTGTACAATAGCGTTAGCGATAATCTGAGCAGTAGTTGTAAATACATTCCCTAACGTTTCAATGATAGGGGCTACTGCCTCTAAGACCGGTGGCAAGTTCGTCATAATAATTTGAGCCACTTGGACTATTGTGTTTCCGATAGTTTCCACAATCGGAGCAAATGCAGTCACAATCTGAGCAATACCAGATGCTATGGATTGTACAGCGGTACCTACAGCCTGGATGATAGAGCTGAATGCCGTACCAAATGCATTGACTAAGATTGCCAATTGTGGTGCTACTAAGCCGACTGCTACCACTACATCTGCGATTGCAGCGCCTACCGCCCTAATTACAGGCACGAAAGCCTGAACGGCTGGGGCAATAGTAACGATCGCCTTGGCGAATGCGCCGATGATTGAGCTTGCGATAGTAGCGAACGCTTGGCCTACCGACTCAATCACGCTACCGATACCTTGCAAGATTTTAGCGATACCAGCGCCTTGCATACCAGCCAGAGCCATTGCTGCACCTACAGCTAAGATAGCTACAGAGAGCGCAAGGATAGTAGCAGGATTAACCATAGATAACCCTTGCCCAATGCCTCTGAATGCAGCACCTATACCTTGCCCAATACCTCTAGCAGCGGCAGCTACACTTTGGCCTAGACTGCGAATGACATTTACAATGCCATTGCTTGCACTTCGGACAACAGATTGTACTCCACTGATCCCAGTAGTAGCATTTTTTTGAAACATCCCAAAAGGATTGAATGATTTCAGGAAGTTAAAGGCCTTGAAGCCAGCAATCAGGCCTACTAGACCACCAGCGATTGCTTGGATGACGCCAGTCGGCAATGATTTTACGAAGTTAGCAGCCATTGTAGCGGCCTGAGATAACCACTTGACGACTGTGCCAAGAGCATTGCCTATCGTTGTTAGCACGTTTGAAGCTGTTAGACTTTCCCATACATGGCCCAGAGCTCCAGCAATACTTTTGATTGCTCCAGCAAACGCTGAAACAGCTCCCGTGTTAGCAAATGCAGACCAGAGTGTTTTTATCTTTGAAACAACGTTAGAGATGGCATTGCTAACGTTTGAGATAATAGCCTCAATGTTGATGCCATCGAAGAATTTGCCTAGTCCATCAGCCATCTTTTTAAAGTTGATTTTGCCAAGGGCATCAGATAAGGCGTTTACGGCTTTGATCCCGAATGAGTTCAGTTTTTCAAAGACGGGCATTAGTTTGTTAGCTAGACTTTCTTTTGCTCCGTCGATTGCCTGGTCAACCGTCTTGAACTCTGTAGCCATTTTCTGGAATGCATCAGAGTTACCTGCTCGGTTCATAGCATCGAAGAAATCCTCAGTCTTGATTTTCCCATCTTGTACGGCTGATACTAACTCGTCTGTGGACATACCCATCTCTTTAGCTACTGCTGCCATACCCGCTGGGGCTTGGTCCATCATGATCCTGAAGTCCATCCAAGCTACTTTAGGCTTACTTGCCATCTGTGTCGCTTGAGTGGATAGTGATTTCATAGCCTGTGCTGGGTTTTCTGCTGATGCAGCAAGTCCACCAAAGGCCTTAACTAGACTACCAACATTTTTAGTACCAACAGCGTCGAGCTGTGAATAGGTGCTAGCCATCTCAGAGGCTGAGTAGATGGTCTTGGTAGCAAAATCTTGCATCTCGGCTTTGGCTACCTTAATTTCCTCTGCTGAGTGACCGAAAGCCTGCATATTGCCTTCGAACGTTTTCCAGGCCTTGTGTGAGCTGTTAAGTTCAGAAGCCATGCCACGAATACCGCCAGTAATAGTACTGATGCCAGCCGTTAATGCTGAGCTAATTAAGTTAGCACCGAGTACTGACTTAAACACAGACCCAGCTTTTGAGCCTGCGCTTTCGAGGCCACCAAATAAGGCTTTGAGCTTGCTGACGCCCGACTTGGCATCAGAGCTATCCATATCAACCTTGATAGTAACCGAACCATCTGCCATTGTGTACCTCCTTTCTCTGATTAGTAGTCAAATTCTTTAGGTAGAGCGTACTCTTTCTTGAGTTCTTTCATACTCTCCTTGTACTTCTTGCTGTCGCCTTTTTGGGGCTTGTAGGCCCTTGTTTTAAGCACCTCAGCAAACTTTGTGTCACTAGGTAGCCCATTTAATAGGGCGTTGAATTTTTTCCAGTGTAGGCTGTTCTGTGCATCCATCAAGTCGATACCATAAGCCTGCAAAAATGATGCGTAGATGTACTCAGCATCATACTTCAAGCTAAACAGACGCTCTCTGTCCTCAGACTGGGATTGTGAGCGTATTTTGCTCTTAATTGGATTGCCAGCTAGGTCTAACACTGGAGCTGTGTCTTTCGATGGGGTTATTCGGACGTGCTCTTCAAATATCAGCTTAAAAATTGCTGTAGCCTCTTCTGGTGATAACTTCGAGGTAAAATCTACACCTGTGAAAATCTGAATAGCCAGATAAGGCTTGTAGATATCTTCGATTTCGTTATCATTGACTAGCTCTACGACTTTCAAAACCTTGTTAAAGGCGATATTTAGCGGATACACATCATCACCAAGGACCAACTCATCTGTTAACTTCCTTGATAGGTCCAGCATGTTAGTCACCTAGATACTTTTTGAGAGCGTCCACGTTATTGCGTTGCTCCCACTCGTTTACAACGCCTGCGATTGTCTCAAGTAGGTAAGCCATAGTGTCTACTGTGGACTCACCAGAGAATGCGTAGACTTTATCGTAAGCCTCAGCACCAAATAGAGCAGTCCAGGACTCTTTGACCATGCCCTGCAAGGCATCAAGAGCATTGTTGTCAGCTTTTTCAGCTAATTCTCCGCCCTCTTTTTGCAATTTCTTGCCGACTTCTTCCATCTTACAAATGCTTGAGTCACTCGATACAAATTCAAGGGTGAACTCGCCAAATTCTACAGGGATAATATTGTTACGCTTTTTAATTACTACCATTTTGTTATTCTCCTACTAATCAAAAATAAAAAGGGGAGCGTTAGACTCCCCTTTAAGTTAAGCTATTAGCCCACAACAGCAGACTCTTTAGGTGCAGAGTTCCAGCTGATGGTAGACTCAAACGCTTCGTACTCAGAAGCCTCACCACCACCGATTTTGATATCTGAGACAGTAGCTACGCCGACTTTTTGAGTCTTGCCGTCTGCTTCAACGACTTTGAACCAAAGATTGCGATCGTCACCAGTTTTGAGTTCTTTTGATGCAATGAGCGCTTGCGCTGCATCTTCACGGATGTAGTCGCCCTCAAAACTGTAACCTTTCTTAACAGATGTAACAACGGTTTTCTTGGTACCGTCGCCGTTATAATAGGCGATATCATCCGTTTCCTCGTCGTTCTCGACCTCAGCGGTTGTGATGCCGTCTGCTAGCCATTTCCAAGCGTCACCTGTTGGTTCAGTAGCTGCGTTTTCCGCTGACCAATCAGCGACAAAGTGCTTGCGTTTAGCGTTTTTTAATTTTGGCATTTAATTTCCTCCATTTGTTTCTATTTTTGCTGTTACGTCCAGCATATAAATATAAAAGCCTTGCTCGTCACGGTCATTAAGAAATGGCTGTGATACTTCAAGGCCCATGAATTGATATGAATTGTTTTTACTTGGCAATTCAAGATTGAAATCAGCAAGAGCATGATTGATGGTCCACAGAATAGAGCTGGTTTTTTCGTGATCAGTTGTTTTGATTGCCACCTCATAAACCAAACTGATCAGCTGTTTGCCGTCCATGTACTCCTTTTCAACCTTTCCGCCAGGTAACGGATATAGCACTAGGCCCTCACGCTCTGCTAAGTAATCAAGTTTACAAGGCAGAGGTAGCTCTAGCGTGTTGATGTGGTCCCTTAGGACCTTTGAAAAATCATTATTACTCATGCTTTCACTCCCGTTGCTCTTAGTCCTACTTTGCCCCAGTCTTTCACATGGATAGCCGATGCTTTTTTATCCCATCGTGGGCCAGTTCCAGCCATTTTACCTTTAGACCAGTGCCAAGAGCGTTTTTTGTTATAAGCCCCTCCGTAGAACTGAGCCCTAGCGTACGGCCCAGGATATCGGATACTGTCTTTTAAAACTTGAGCGCTCCCTCTTAAATCACCACTTTTAATCGGGATAAAACGGGCCATGTCTTTCTTCATCTGGCTAGCAATCGCTAACTTACCCTTAGCTAATGCTGTTGGTGACACCTTGTTTTCAATCCCTTTGAGGTCGACTTTTACAGATATACCGACGCCCATCAGATGCACTCCACTTCATAGCAAAAAATCTTGTCATTATGTGGATAACTAACAGGGATTACCGTTGTTACTCTGTATTCTCGCTTGCCGTCGTTTACGATAGCATTCTCAAAAGTTTCATCTAGGGTTATTGGGCAATACTTTGGATACACGAATAGGACACTAGGTTTAGACGCTGTGCGGTTCTTCTGTGTGCCTTGTGTTTGATACTGTCTATCAAATCTAACAGGACTGAGGGTAATCGGGGCATCTAGTGTCACTTTGCCCCACCCATCTGTCTCGTCTGTCGGCTTCTGGATCGTCACAGTATCGACTAAAAGACGCTTGTCAATATCTGTCATAACCTACCCCCCTGTAGCCAAATCCTGCCCCTTTCAGAACATTTAGGGCATCAAGTGAGAGATTATATCTAGCACTTTCCAAAGAGGTCTTAGAGCTATCCTTGTAGCTCACAGAGGTACGTCCAAGCGACACGCTAGACACTGATTGCTTATCATCAGCCGTAGTGATCCCACTAGCGTCCAAATATGCCACTTGGAAAGCCGTAGCCAGCTTGACAGCTTGCTTTCTGTGCTCAATTTCTTTCTCAAAGTCTACAAAACTGTAGAAATTGTTAAGAAAAAGGTTGATAGCAATCTCTGCCCTCTTTGATAAATTCTCAAAGTCTCCAACATCATCAAATCCAAGTTTTTCAAATTCGTTTTTAGTTAAATAAGCGATAGTAACCACCTCCAATTAAAAAAGGCGGTGTTATTTATCCGCCTTTGCTTGTTTTTCTTCCTTGTCAACACGCTCAAAGAACGGGCTTAGTTCTGGATGCGAGAGCTCGCCTTTGGCATTGAGCTCATCTGCTGACTTGACATCCATATCGTATTCAACACCTTTGTCATAGTTTTGTTCTTTGCCGTCGATAAGAAATACGACGTTTGATGTAGCTTTATATTTAGCCATTTAGTTTATTCCTCCACTTCGTAGCCTTGATTTTCAAAGGCTGAAATCATGATCGGGTCAGACAGGGTAAAAGAAACCCCGTCTTTTGTCAAAGTAACAGATTTTTTGACAACTTCCTCTGTCACTTCTTGGTTTTCCATAACTTCCTCTGTGGTTTCTTCTTTTTTCTTAGCCATTAGCTGGCCTCCTTATGCTGATTTGTGAACGTAGATAGCTTTTTTCTTGTTGTCAAGAACGAAAGCGTCGTAACGGATACGGCCCTCAACGAGTTTGCCGTTAATTCCTGGTGGGTTGTCGTGAATCTTGTAGTCTTCCAACTTCACAGGAGATGGAGTAGCCACAGGATGAGCGATAATAAATTCTACATTTTGTGGCAAGCGTGATGTAGGTGTTAAAACTACTGGCAAGCCGTCAATCATACCTACTTGACCTTTGATAGTGATCTCTTGGCCAAGGTCAGAGTTTTTCACAAATGTTGGGTCAAGTTTGATAAGTTTGTAGAACTTAGGTGACACATGCAAGACACGGCCAGCTGTTGGGACAAGAGCGTCAGTGAGCTTAACCTGACCGTCAAGGACAGCATCATAAGCATTCTCTTTAGTCACAGCTGCTGTTGCAATATGATCAGTAGCTGCACCAGCTACGATTGTTGCGAAACGGTAAGTATCTACTTCTGGGATGACAACTTCTGACAACTGACGTGCAAGGGCTTTTCCAGCTTCCATTGTGCCGTTTGTGTCCTGCTCAGATTTCTTGTCAATCGTGAATGTGAAAGAACGGTCTTTCTTCATTGTCATAGTTTGAACTGTATTCCCAAGTTCCTCAGCGTCACCGTAACGGTTTTGACCAGATGTCTTGTAGTCGTTCATTCCTGTTGTAGGGATAGAGTAGACCTTGACGGTGTCAACGCCAAGGAAATCAAAATCTTGGTTAACAATACCAGTAGATAGGGCCTCTTTAGCAAAGCGCTCATCTACTTTAGCATCAAATTTAGCTGCATAATTTACTGCCATGTGTAATATTCCTCTTTTCTTTGTTTTTGGTTTTATACGCTATCAAAGCCTGCAAATAGGGCTTTGTCCTCTGCGCTTAGATGATCGTATCCAGTTTCTGCTGGTGGATTTCCGTGCACAGAGATATTAGGGTTAGGCTGCTTGTCCTCTGCTTGGAATAGGTAAGGGCTTGACTCTTTGAGTGAGTTGATTGTGTCCTCTAATTGAGGTTTTCCATCTTCCCCTAGCTCGATTTTGTCTAGGTCAATGAACTTCATCAAATCCTCTGAGTTGTAAGCTCCTACGTCTTTCAAAGCAAGGGCTACAGCGTTTGTTTTAGTGACCTGAGCAAGGTTTGCCTCACTATCCAGCTTGTACTGGTCAAATTGGGCTTTTAGTTCTTCAAGCTGTTGTTTGCTTTCAGCACTTACTCCCTCTTTGGCCTGTAGATCATTGATAGCTTGGGTTTGTTGCTCAAGCTGTTGTTTTAATGTGTCGTTTTCAGCTTGCAGTTCCGACTTGGCTTGTGACTTGGCATTTTCAATATCTGCACCGTACGCTTGCATAATATTGTCAATGACAGCCTCGTCTTCAATACCTGCCTCAACTAACATTTCACGTTTAAGACTCATGTCTTAGCTCCTCCTTTTTTACGTCACATGGACAAATTAAGACAGTTTTACGCCATGCTCCAGGGCAAAAGAAAAAACCTGATGGACTTCCATAGGTTTATAGTGGTTTATAGCAATTTATTGCATGAAAAAAGCGCCTAGAATGTACTAAGCGCTAATAGTATTGTACTTCTGTTTTAGACATGATATTTGACAATTTTTGACCGTCAATATCTAAGTTTATTAAGTCATCAAGAGAGGACACTACATATGTTTGGGCTCCTATAGAGACCTGAATGTCCGTTGCAGAATTGGGTAAGATAGCACAATCTTGTCCTTTGTAGACAAAAGAGGCGTCCCAGCCGTTATCATATAACGCTTGTAAATCATCTAGTATCGCCATAATATATCTAAGTTCTCCTCTCTTTCATTGTTTGTTAATTCTCTAGTTGTTCTACTGATAAACTTGCCGTCATCATCAAACACATAGTCATGAACATGCTCACCTTTTTTCCCGTAAGGATGTTTATCTGGTTGCTTATGATTAGTGAAATGTATATCTTTTACTTTGTAACCCCTATCATCATAATAGGTTCTACCAAGTACATCTCCATTCGTTGCGTTGTGTTGGACTACACTATTTGGCTCTCCAGCCTTTCCTGGAGGCGTATGCCCTACTGTAACCCCTGATACACTTACTATTTTACCATTTTTCACAGCTTTTTCAAGTTCTGCACGTTTAGTAGCAAGCTCTCTAACTTTCTTTTGTTCTTCTCTAAGCTTAACCTCTTTTTTGGCTTTGGTATAAGGGTCGTCATAGTATTTCTCTCTAGCATAATCACGATGTAGGAAAGGGTGCTGTTTGAGATAGTCTCTCATGGCTCCCTGTTGGATCCTAACTTTGCTCTTATACTTACTTATCAGCTCGCTGTCCCCTAGTTTTTCTGCGACGTGGAGAAATTCCTTAGACTGTCTGAT